AATGTTTGCATCCTTAATGTATTCAGGTACTTTTATGCGTAATCCACCACCTTATGTAACTACGATTGAATATACTGTAGGCGACAAAAAGATACCTGCGATGATTGGTATTAGTGTAAGCATGCAAAAAGATGAAATTGCGAAATATGACCTTAAGATTAAATTCTTAGACAAAGAGCTTAATTAGAGCTCAAAATCTTCTACCTCCGTAACGAGTAAAGGGGCATAATGTCTTTCTGTTGTCCTTACAGATTTATGCCCTAAAAGCTTGCTTACTTGATATATAGGCATACCTTTTTTAATTAAATTATAACCAAACGTTCTTCTTAGGTCATGGAATCTTGCATCTTTGATATCTAACTTCTTACAATAATATCTAAATATCTTTTGAACTTCATTCTCTGGATGTGCATATCTTACATGATAATCCCAAAGATTTGATTCAAATAGACTTTGTGCTTGTTTACTTAACTTGATAATCCTTTGACCACTCTTCCCTCCTACTACAATATAATTTAAATGAATGGACTTTATTTTCATGAGTTCACCTATACGTGCACCTGTGTAATATGAAGCTTTAATGAGGTTAACTAACATTGCATCTTCTAAATTAAATAGAAGACTTAACTCCTTCTTATTATAAACTCTAATTCTGCCCTTCATCTCGCTCAACTTGTAAGGGGTATAGTTGACCTTATAGTTTTCATTAGACCATCTATAAAAGGTATTTATGTGCTTTTTATAGCTAATCTGTGTTGAAGGATTCCTAGGGAAAGGTAATTTTTTCAACCAAACTCGTGTTAATATGTAAAAATACGTTCTCTGAGTATAATGAGATAGATTCTTTCTTGTCTTTAGAAATATATCTACTAATTCTTTATCTGATGTTGGAGTTTTTCGTTTATCGTAGGTATTTGTTACAATTTCGTGATAAAGTCGATTTCTAACACTAACTTCTCTTTTCTTTGCAACCTTTTTATCTTTTGTGCGAAGGCATTCGTAAACCCTCTTGCCTTTTATTTGAACTGAGGTGTAATAAATTCCATCTTTTTTATACATTCAACGGACAAATCCGCTACTATACCGCTACTCTACGTTTGGTTTCCCCCACATGCCCCTCAAGCATGCGTGTCTACCAATTCCACCACTTCGGCTCGTCGTGGAGAGCAGTATTAGCAGCCTATTTTGACCCTCCATTTATAGAGTAATCCGCTACCATGCCGCTACCATCTTGAATATTATTAATGTTATTTTTGTCATACATAGCGGTAAATTTATACTTTTTAGAATTATATTCATTATATTTTTATTTAAAAAGTATTACCTCAGTATTACCTCAGTCTTCCATGTAAAAAGGCTGGAGCCATAGCGTATACAGGGCATCCGTAGGATTCTCCCATTCGTTGTGGTATACTGGCAATACCCAGCCTTATAGGGATTCGTGACGCAAGGCTTTTACTCCTTTTCCTGTTATTGATATTCCATTGTCAAGGCTATCCCGATTATGTTAATAGCGTTACTCTAGAGTTCGGTACATGACTGGACCATAACACATCACCCCTTTGTGTAAATACACAAAAAAAAGGGGGAAGACTAATCTCCCCCTCTTGTACTATAACCCAATACTTCCTAGCGTAACTGTAGGTAGTACTGAATCTTCCTTATATAATAAGTAATGATCCCCTTTCTTACTGTCTCTAATCTTACCAGAGAACTGAAGTCTCTTTTGGATAACTTCTGCAGTACCATTGTCAATTAGTCCTGCCTCATTATCTTTTTCAATGAGTGCGAAATCAGCCTCATTATATTGACAAGGTTTATTAGGCTTATCACTCCCTTCTGTGAATTTAAGAAAAGAAACTACAACGTCATTTATATTCATGCTATTATTCTCCATGTTTAGTTAATTAAAGTATTTCATATAAGAGGGGAGCAATATGAAAAAGGAGGGAATAAATCCCTCCAATGTGCATAATTACATTAATTATACGATTACCTTACAACAGCATCATATAGTCTTACAATTTCTTCCTCGCTAAGTTCAGCAAACTTAACTAATACGTCTTTATGTTTTTTAAGTAACACTATATTCTCATCCATGTAATCCGTAGGATACATAGCCTTAATAATTTTAGCAACAAGTAAATGCATTTTATCTCTCCTTTAGTTATTTATACAAAAAAGAGGGGACATAAGTCCCCCTTTATATCAAGATGATACGACTTCTCCTACTGTGTAGGTTTTTCTTTCTTCAGATAAGACTTCTTCTTTCTGACTTTGATAGTATTCCTCACCTACTTGCTTTGCTTTAGATGTGAGTTTAACTGCAAGCCTACCGCTTATTACAACTGTACCAAGTGCTACAAATCCTGCTGTTTTTGAATACGATTTCAATTTATTTAACATAGTGTTCTCCTTATAGGTTTATTAATACATAAATAAGGGGCATAAAGCCCCCTAATTAACTGTTTTATAGAGAATAAATACTAGACGTTGCCTAAGACATAATACCTCGATAAATCTAACTTATTAATGCCACTAGTAAACGACTAGTTACAACCAAAATTCCTGTACCTATGATTCCATACATGAAACCTCTACAAAACCAATATAGTATACTCATCATTATACACTCCTGTGTTATTCATAGATGAGGGGGAAGGGATTTGTGCGGGTTGGTATAGTGGGGGAATATACTACTAGGCATATGTCCTATTAGGTGACTTGTCACCACAATCTAAACGATATGTGATGTCGAAGACGAACTCATAGTTCAATTCAACCTAATCGACCCCCCATAACCCTCTAAACAAGGGGGGTGGGTCTAGTAGGACTTCCCCACACACATTCTACACATATTTTTACGGAACCTTTCCCCCCTAAATCTGTATAAGTCTATAAATATCAGTAGTTTACGGAGTTATATTCATTTGAGAATGAAAGGGAAATATGATATATTTGATATGCATACAGGCAAATTCATTACAACGAGTGATAATGAGTATGATGATGCTTACATTCAATTCCTAAAGGATCTGGATGAGTACAATGCAGAGCAAGATATCATGTTCAGAATACTTTCACAGAAATATCACACTCATGATTGGAATAAAGAGAGTATGGATTAGTATAGTAGTATATATAGTATATGCATATAGTACATGCCTAGTACTACATACTATACTAAGGGCATAGTAGTATATGCCTTTATTTTAATACACAAGAGTATAGTAGTACTGCATACTAGTACTAGGTACAGTAGTACATGCATAGTAGTACTATGTATAGTAGTATACTAAAATAATCCATTATTAATGTAAACCAAGAGTTAAATGTATAAAATTACAAGAAAGTTTAGAACAGGGATAAAAGACTATAATGTGTATAGTATTGATGAATGTAAATCCAAGGGTTTGGAGTACAAATATTGGAAGGAGTGTAGTGAAGGTGACTATGGCGAGAGTGATGATGGATACATTGGTGAATGTATAAAGGTTAGTGATTATGATAAGGCGAGGTTTATCACAATGAGCTACGGAGTAGGGTTTGTTACCGATAGGTCTAAAATAAAGTTTCTAAAGAATCATTCTATGGGGATATATACGATGATAAACCCAAAGCATTGGATTGAAACTGAAATTAGAGCGAAGAGGTTTGATAGGGTCTTAACTGCATATATGGCTCAATTAATGAGCCCTAACCCTATAGATTGGAATGTATTGGGTAATATTTATAGACCAGACCAGGAAAAGCCTGCGGTAACGGTTAAAAAGCTTTTTAAACAAGAGAAGGTACAGACAATGGTTAAAGATGAATTAAAGAAGATATTATCTGACAAGGGAATATCAGAGTCGTTTGTATTGGATACGATTCTAGATGCTATTGAGGTAGCAAAGACAAAACAGGATGCAGGTAACATGTTAAAGGCATCGAGTGAATTAAGTGATTATTTGCAGATGAAACCTGATAAAAAGATACAAACTGAAAGATTGGAGGTTGATGTAACAAAACAGATCTCTGATACAATAAATAAAGAGAGCAAGAGGTTGGTTGCTCAAAGAGAGGTGGAAATAGATGAATAGGTACGATGAAATGACGAAAAGAGAGTTGATAGGGATTACCCAAGAGGCGGATAAGGGGACTCAACATATTATTAATTTTTTAGAAAACATGATATACTCAGATGTTACCTATCATGTGTGGTATAAACTTGAAGCTGAACGAATGTTAGAAGGAATACAGTCTGGATTTAAATACTCAACAGAAGCTTAAAAATAATCTAATATTGTTTGGTAAAGTGATAATGCCAAACATGTTTAGTAAGCCATCTCCAAAGTTTCATTATGAAATTGCAGATAAGCTATTAGACCCTCAAATTAGGCAGTTGAATGTAATAGCACCTAGGGGTCACGCTAAAAGTAGTGTGGTTGGAGGTATCTACCCTATTTATCACTTAATGTACGATAAATCTCCAAAGGTGATTATTTTAGTTTCTAGAACGCAGGGACACGCAGTTGAGCTCTTACGTACTATTAAAGATGTTTTTGATTATTCAGACCAATTTAGGGCTGTATTTGGGTATTGGGGGATGCATTCTGCTTTAGAGTGGTCAAAATCTCAGATAAAATTAAAAGATGGCTCTGTAATTATATGCAAAGGTACAGGGCAACAAATACGTGGAATTAAGGTAGGAACGCAAAGACCTACCTGTATTATTGTAGATGACCCAGAGGATGAGAATAATACCAAGACATCTGAGTCTATGGAAGCGAATCTTAGGTGGTTGCTTCAATCTGCAGTTCCTTCGCTAGACCCTATTAAAGGCAGAATAGCTGTTATTGGGACACCGCAACACCAAAGATGTTTGGTTGAGACCTTAAAAGAGATGAAAGGTTGGGAGAATATGTATTTTGCTCCAGATATGGAAAAGAAAATCTCTTTATGGGAAGAATTGCATCCTATTAGAAGGTTAAAGCAGAAAGAAAAAGAATTACAGTCTATTAATCGTATATCGGTGTTTTACAGGGAGTATCTCTGTAAGATTGTTGGAGATGAAGACCAACTCTTTAGAGAAGAGTATCTTCAGTTCTATAAAGGGCATATTGTTCATGAAAATGATTATGCTTATCTAAATATCACAGAATTATACGGTAAACCAGTAAACGAGCTAAGACCTGTTAATTTGTTTATGGGAGTTGACCCTGCCTCTAGTACGAGAAGGACAGCAGATTATTCTACGATTGTAACCATCGCTATAGATAAGAATCAAAATAGATTCATTCTGCCTTATTATCGTAGACATGCTACCCCTATGCAATTGGCAGATAGCATTATAGAATATTTCAAATTATATAAACCAACTAAAACACGTATTGAAACAGTTGGATACCAAGAGATGTTACGTGATTATCTAAAACGAAAGACATCAGAAGATAAATTATTTATATCTGGACTTGAGATTAAAGAATCTCCACGAAATTCCAAATCCTCAAGACTAGAGACCTTAGAACCTTATTTTGCACAAGGAAAAATTTTTATAAAAAAAAATATGCTAGAACTCAAGGATGAGTTATTGCTTTATCCTAGGAGTAAGCACGATGATATTTTAGATGGACTCTATTATGCAAATAAAAATATCTATCCACCTTATCACGAAGTAGCTGATAAGAATAAACCTACTAACAATGAATCAAAAACAATAAATAACGGAGACTGGCTAATATCATGAAACTTTTTTTATTTAAATGCGTATAAGTCAACTAATTACCCTAGCTGTCTTAAGTATAACTTTAATGCCCCATAACGATAACATAGTACAAGAAACACACGATCTTTTGTCAGAGTACTCTTCTGCGAGAGCAGATTGGGCTACCCATGCAGTTGAAGATAATGAATTTAGAAATGGGAAACAATGGACGGATAAGCAGATTAAAGCCTTAAGAAGGCGTAATCAAGAGCCATTGGTTGTAAACGTTATTCATTCTGCTGTAGAACAGGCAAAAGCTTTGATGTCTACCAATAAACCAAAGTTTCAATCTACAGGTAGAGAATCGAGTGATGTTAAAGCAGGGAAAATATTTTCAGACATCATGACTTGGGTGTGGGATAACTCAAATGGAAATACAGTATTAAAGCAGGCGATTGACGATTATTATGTTATGGGTATGGGAGTGCTTTATGCTTACGCTGATGTAAATGCTGACTTTGGTAAAGGTGAGGTCATGTTGTCTGCTGTTAACCCTCTAAATGTTTATTTCGACCCTCAATGCCAAGACCCTTTTGCAAGGGATTCATCTAATATCATTGTTGCTAAAAAAGTAATGGAGTCTCAAATAAAGGCTAGTTATCCAGAGTTTGAGGATTTGATTAAGACAGCAAAACAAACCAACTATATATCTGAGGTATCATCCAATAGAGGGTTATTGCATAATGAGACAAGCTCCAGAGCTGACTTGTCTTTGTTAAGTGAGTATGCAGATAAAGATAGGGAATTAGAGTTAGT